GGCAGTAGTCCAATCAGTGGCCTCGATAAAGCTGTCATGAGTCAAAAGTTCCTTGAAGACAAGTGGATCTTTCTCGTCAACACCAGCAACAGAGCTGGAAACGGTGACCTCATTCTTGGGATCTAAACACAGTTTGTCGATAGGCATGCGCGTCTCAGAATTCGCAAAAGCGTGAAACGATTTATTTTGCATGGGCTCGACATCATCAATCATTGGCGGGTTGGAGTACCCAAATAAACGGGCAACGCCAGACACCATGTTGGCCCCCATCTCCGTCGCCTTGGCGAAAGGACCAATTATAGGGACGTCCGTTAGTCTAGACGCAACATTAGCCACTGCTGTTGCTGGTCCGGACACGGTCCCTTCCTTAACATATTCATCACTCTGCACCATACCAATGGGCGAGAGTGCTTCGCGAGATTGCATTGCGCCAATAGTCGTGGGACCCATCACCGTCACATCTTCTGCCCAAGCATAGACGGAAACAGTGACAGCCGACGTAGCGCCATTCGCGGAACGTAGATCTGCATATTCAATCATCTGCAACACACCAGCGTTGAGGAATTGTGCATTGCTAGTAATCTCAAGCCAATTATGCTGCCACAAAAAAGGGACAACAAGTTCTGCACTATCCATCACAGCAGGTTCTAACCAAACACCCGGGACCTGCGAAAACGGCACCAAGTCAGCATTACTGACAAAATTACCCCACACATCGGCCATAGGGAAATAGCACGCTCTGAGCGCACCATAATGGAATGGAGAACCGTTAACTAGAAATTTCAAATGTAATTTACACTTAATTTTGCCATAGTTTTGCAGCTTATTCTTGATCTGTGGTGTGTTGAAATACAATTGCCAGGGCGCTATGAAAGCTGGGGAATAACCCCCGCCCTGGGGCCAGGTGTAATTTTGAATCCGCACCGGCCGACTCAGGAAAGATGCAAGACCAGCAACGCTGTCTGAATCTTGATCGTAATTTCCTTGAGCAAGTGTCCCCAAGTCGATCATCTCGGAAACGTCGGTGTCGTGGAACATGATATTCTCAGACACAACGTTCGAGCCTCCCGACGAAGGTTCAGTAGTGAGCATTTCTTGAGATTGAAATTCTCCTCTACTGGAAAGTCGCCACTCTTGTGCGCTCCTCGTTTCGGCAGTGGCGGCCACCGGAACAGAATCTAAACGCGTTAGTTCTTGAATTTTGCTAGGTAGTGTAAACCATATACGCGACGAGTGTACCCATTTCGTCGCATGGGTAGGACACATAGTGGACCTACATCACTGCAGTAAAAACCGCCTTTGGGGGAACGCCCCATGTGGATCTCGCTGGAACCCCTCACGTCATCGTTGTGTCATTGAATTGGTGGGTAACTGCTCCATTGCGCCTACATTTTGGTTTTATCAAAAGAAGGGACCTTATAGGTTAGGCCCGCGGTGTGCAGCTTACGCTGCACTCACCGCACATTTTTTACACCGACCATCTGTCGACAACTCCTTACCTTTCTCAAGATATTCGTCGACCATCTGGTCATAGGTGGGGAAACCACCAAAATAGTATTGCAGCTGGTGCCGTGCTACAATCTGTACAAAAATTTCGCGCTTGTCATCGAAGACAGCGCGGCCATACGCGAAGTACTCGCGCAATGCCCCAAGCATGGCATCCGCAGCCAGCTTCTCAACACACACTACCTGTGAAGGAATGTGGTACAATAGACTCTTTGCAATGGACTCGTGCTCTAGCTGCGCAAGATGCGAACCTACATCAGATGAGTAGACCCACCGCCTCCTCAGAAACGACACATCACGCATGTGAATGAAGGGGACACTTTCGGTCTCCTTATCAGCCATGGTATACACAACGCCGATAGTGGCAAGCTTGTCTTGCACGACGCAGTGATTGAAGTTGTCACAATCAGGAGAAACTGAAAGCACGTTGTCATCACCGTATGTCATGAGACGCACATACCAGCGAAACAATCGGACATCGTGACCACTAAGGACCCACGCGTACCTGATATAGATGCTGTTGGCAATGCAATTGATAATCACAGTCAGAATGTGCCCAGATGGGTTCGAACCCCACCACTGTATCACGTCACCGTTGAATTCTGTGACGGCAAATGTTACATCCCACTTCATGGTCTTCAATATTCGCATATCTTCAGGTGTGTAACCGGCAAGATCAACCAAACGTTCAAGAACACCGAAAGCAGCCAGCATAATGGACGGATCCATACGCTTGTCGAACTTCGAATAATCTCCTGCAAGCATTCTTTCTTCACCCCAAACTGTCAACCAGTGGTAAATCTCACACCACTCAAGCGATGTCGCATTTGTGCCGGGTGCAGCTTCAAATGCGAACTTGTTGCGCTGTATCAACCGGATAACGGGCAAGAAGTACTGTCTCATC